AACCCACGCCCGCGGAGACTAAATTCGCGAGTGCCGTTGAGATCAAGTCGGCGTTGAGAGCGGTGTCGTTCTGCTCCTTGATGCCGGTGTCGAACTCAACGGGTCTGGTGATGGTCTCAGCTGCCGCCTGCTGGTCTTGGTAGAAGTTGTAGGTCACAGAGAGCGGTGTCGTGCCGATGGGGTGATCACCCGGATTCGCGTTTAGATACGTATCGGTGAAGGTGCCTATCAGGGTCAATCCCGTCGTGTTCGCAGGATTCACCGTTATGTTGGCGTTCGACGACGACGCGATGAGCTGCGTAAGTATAAGGTCGACCGCGTAGTCGTAGTCAGTGCCTAAAGCCTGCTTCAGTGAGACCGGACTGGTAGCCGTGTTTATTTTAAGTAGCGCTGCCATGTCTTACGCTTACGTTGGGAATGCTTGAACACCGTTCGCGTAGTAGACCACCAATGAGCTGAACGACTGACCGTTCGAGTATTGGATGCCCGTCACGACGATGTTTCCTGAGAAAGTCACTGTGTTCGTAGATGTATTTATGTTCACAGCGTTGGTGTTGTACCAGTAGCTGTTGCCTGAGCTGTAGACCAGAACCTGACCGTTGCCGACCGAAGACGTGTTTACGTCCGAGAGGTCCGAGGTCGTGATCTTCGTGGCGACCACCGTGTTCGAGGCCGCCGAATTGACCGTCAAGACCCTGAAGGTGCTGTTGCCTGAGTTGATCGATACGTTCGCGCCAAGACCAAGGTTTGTCCTGTATCCGTTGAAGGCCACGTTCGCGGCGAATGAGGTGTTGGTCGCGACCGACAGGGCAGCCGCAACCGAGTTGTTGCCGCCGGACAGCGTGTTCGCGTAGAGGGCGTTCGCCGAGAAAGCCGATGAGATCGCGGCGTTACCGACCGCTGTGTTTGAATCGGTCGTCACGACTTTGTTCGACATCGCGTCGGATAAGACGTTTGTCTTCGTGATCCATTGACCGAATGAGTCGGTCGTCGTATCTACGTTTGCGATGGCTATCGTCATTTGTCCAACTTCTCTAGTATCTGACTCAGCATAGACTTAAGTTCATCGACGTCGGTCTTAAGCTGATCAAAGTCTTTGTTCCTCTGCCTGACGCGCTCTCGAGCCTCGCGGTACGCCTTGAGACCAAGGGCATCGGTGTTTACCACCGCGCCGGGATTGAAGCCTAATCTCTTTAAGCTTTCGTTGCTGTTCATATTTATACCTGAAGCGCCACGGCCCTGATGTCGTTTATCAGCGGGATCCTGACGGCGTTCGATGATAGAAGAACTATCTTGACGGCAAAGATCTTGTAGCTTGAGAACTTAGAGCTTGCCGCGTTGACGTAGGTCAAGATGCTGCTGTTCGTCGCGTCGAGGTAGGCGTCGTTCGTATAAGTCGTCGTCGCGGGTACACCGAACTCATACTCATAAAAGTTCGTCCTGTCCGTCGGGCTGCTGTAGACGAGGTCGGTGTCGTTGAGGTACGACATGAGCGTCCAGTTCTTGCTGTCGAAGGTCTCAGGGTCCGACGCGTTCCAGAACTTAGCGTAGACCTTGACGTCGGTGTCGACCGGCCTGTAGGCGGTGATCATGACCTTGAGGTCTTCGGCTTCTTGACCGTCGGCCAATACAACCCTCTTTGACACGTACTTCGTGCTCGCGCTTCCGTAGCGTGTGTACTCGTTCGTCGCGTCGTTGTTGATGATGTTCTTCACGAACAGCGAAGACTTGCGGCCGAGACCGATCGCTGGAGATGCGTATGAGGTCGAAGTTCCAAGCGCGATCCTGAACGAAGAGGACTTCGCGCTGGACATGCTCGCGACTTCGTTGGACTTACTGACAGCGTACCTAGACTTATCTAAGTACTCATACTCAAGCTCACCGACGACTTTCTGGTACGAGGTGTCCTTGACGTATGAACCGTCGGTTCCCTTGAAGTCGTAGAAGATGTCGGTTAGGATCGGTTGGATCGTGGCGAACTTAGGAACGACGGCTTGGTACTGCAAGTTGTCGACCGTGCTGATCGTCGCGTTGGCGATCAGGTAGGTGTTCGTGATGTAGCTCGTGTTCGCCGGATCCGGAGTCCTGTAGACATTGATGTTGTTTGCCGCGTAGAACTTACCGTTGGTTGAACCATCGATGTAGATCACACCATTCGACTCGTCGACGTATTGGACCCTACCGAAGGCCGCGTTCGCCGCGGTGTTTGGTCCGCCGGTTGAGTTCGCGCTGTAGACCAAGTCGCCGATCTCAACGGCGACCGCTGAGTTCGCGCGGGTGAAGCCTGAAGTCGTGATGTACTCGTCGTCTTCGTTGTTGAAGTAGGCGTAGTATGTGCCGATCGAGAACGAGGCGCGGTAGATGTTGAACTTGATGTCTTCCTTCTGAAGCGGTGTCCATGCCGACATATTCGCCGAGACGAACATTATGCCTGAATATGGGTTGCTGAAGACATTCTCACCGGTGTTGACGTCGACACCGCCGGTCTCAGCCGTCCAGATAAGCCACTCAGGTGAGTTGCCGTCAGGCATCACGACGAAGGCGTATTCCTTATCTGCCGTGAGCATCACCGGTTGATTAAGAGTTACTTGAGTCTCAACTGTTCCTGTTGAGCTTGTGGTGACGTTTCCAGAAAGGATACGACCTTCACCTACTATAAGCGAAGTGTCTGGATACCCATTGTCGGTCTCAGTTATGTAAACGGTGATTCCGTTATTGGCGTTGTCGTCCTTAGCGTAGAAGTACACGCCGATCTTCGACATATAGACGCCTGAAGATCCGTCTTCCGGACGACTGATCTTGAACGTTTGAGCTATAGGATCAGTGCCGCGATCACGGCCGTCAGGATTCTGTCTGGTTGTAGTCGTGCTTGTGCTGATAGTGTTTGTCTGAGTGTTCGACGAAAACGACAACTTAGGCTGCGAGATGTTCAGGGTTGTCGACTGCTTGGTGACCGAGATGTTTTGACCCGAATAAGTTCCGGTGGCTGAAGTGATGATGGCGTCAGCGCCTGTAGTAAGATCGCTGACGTTTACTATCCTAAGAACCCTATCGCCGGTCCTGAACATGCCTTCAGGGATCTTAAACAACCCGTAGAGTTTGCCGTCACCGTCGCTGACTAAAGCGGAACCATAAGCACCGTTCTGCGAAACGACTGAGTCTTCCTTGCCGGCTGATGGATTCGTCGCGCCGCTCAGAGTTCCCGGTGCGCAGTAGGCATCGACGTTCTTACCGTCGAAGAACACGTGCATCGTGGTCTTCGGCTTGAGGTTGGTTGCGACGAAAGCAACGATCCTGCTGCGAAGGTATGGATTGATCGAGAAGTCTGAGACGTAGTTGCCGAGGTCGACCTTCTCGTTGATCGTATCGACCTTTATATCGGTCACGGTTCTCTGCTGAGTGGTCTGGGTCGTCGTAGTCGTGGTGGTCGTTCCACCGCGACCGGTGCTGGTGCTGCTCGACGAAGTTCTGGTGCCCGTAGTTCTCCAATCGCCGAAGTTCGTGCCGAACGGAGAGTTGGCGAAGTCCTTCCACGGTGTGGCGTTGTCGATGTTGACGTTGATGTTGTTGGCCTGCTTCTCATCGCGATAGAAGTCGTACGATGGGAAGAGGTCGACCTTACCGTTCCACTGCCAGACCGACTCGGTGCAGTTCCTGTACTTCGTCGCGTAGGGCTGACGAATGTATTGGACATGTGTGAATGGCACGGTGACCGTGCTGCCGTTGATGACGGTGGTCGAGTTCGCGGTGTCGTACTTGAAGTCGACCGGATATGCGTTGAAGAACGGACGAAGCACGGTCGCTTCGGCGTCGATCGAGGCTTTGAACTCGATGTTTGTGACGTCGGCGCTGTTGAACGAGTTGAATGGATCCGCGAAGATGCCGTTCTTAAACCTGTTGAGAGTTGGGTCGGCTGCTGACGGGATGTTCATATCCTTCGCCTGCTGCTCGAGGGCGTTGAGGACGACGTAGTACTCAAGCCGCTTGATTCGATCGTCGAACCTCGTGAGGTCCTTCATCGTGTAGCGCTTGGTGGTCTTGACCGAAATCCTCATCGAGAGGTCTTTGCGCCCGTAGGTCTCAGCTTCTTTGACGCTCAGCGACGGATACGGAGGAACGAACACCTCCGCGATCGGCATGACGTCGTTCTCGATGTATGGAACCTTAGGAATCACTGCCGACTGACCGGCTTTAGCGAGCACCTTGCCGGCAACGTCCATGGTGACCACGTCCCAGCGCGGGAGGTAGTACTCGAAGTCGCCGGTGAAAGTTGAGTCCGGCTCCGCGATGTATTGGTTCGTCGAGGTGATGTTGAAAGATGTGTTAGATACCGCTGGGTTGATCGTGGCCGAACCGACGGTCGTCGTCACGGTCGCCGTGTTGTACTTGACCGGACGGAAGTCGACCGCGTTGCGAAGGTCGACGTATCCCTTGTTCGACTGGAACGTTGGGATCTGAGCGGTGGTGATCGCCGTGGTGTTCGCGGTGTTCGCGTCGTCGATCGGGTATGAGTCGACTGTGAAGAAGCCGACACCAGCCGAGGTGTTCGCGACGAAGTGATCGAGCTCGATGAGAAGCTTCGTAGAACCTGTGATGTTCGCGGCGTACTGAGGCTTCACCGAGATCTTAGCGTGATCGTATAGGTCGTCGCGCTGACCGTTGTCGAGAGAGAACCACTGCTTGCGCTCAGGGTTGGTGTTCGCGTAGGTGGTACCGACGTAGATGTTCTTGATGTTGTATACGTCGACGAGGCCGAGGTCCCACGGTCCAACGGATGTGGCCGCGTTGTTCGAGCAGTCGATCTTGACCCAAGTGCCTTCCTTCGCGTCCTTCTTTGCTTGGACGGCGGTCGACTTGCTGACCGGATAAGAGGCGTAGACCGTCATCGAGCCCGAAGCTAATGTCAATCCCGTGTTGATGTTGAACGAGATTCCGCCCGCGATCGCGTTGACCGAAGTGATGTTGAAGTGGTGGCCTTCTGGATAGTAGTGGGCCACGTTGTACGTCGCGTATGTTGCCGCGGGTATGCTGATCAAGTTCATGAACGTGTTGTTCGAGACTTGGTTGACTTGGTAGTACACAGTCGCGGTGGCGTTGGCGACCCTGATGAGCTCACCGTTCGCTATTGAAGTGGTGAAGGTGGTCGAGGTGCCGACCACGTTTGCGTCGCCAGAAGTGATGGACACCGAACCCGCGATGTTCGCCGAGTAAGCTGCGGCTCCCGCCACGACGTTGAACTGGTTGAGGATCGCCGCGGACGTGTAGTTGCCTACCGAGACGCCGAGCCTTTCGGTTCCGCCCGAAGCCGCGGTGTCGAGATTGAAGATCGCCGATCCGTTCGATGCCATCGTGGTTGAGCTGATCTGACGGAAGTTGAACGTGGTGTCTGAAGACGCCGCGCCGTTGACCACGAGGGTCTTAACCGCATCGAAGCCGGTTGGGAACACCGCGGCCGCGAGGGTTGAGTCCTTGAGAACGGCGACGCCGGATTCCAAGACCGCGTCGGCTTTCGCGTAGCCCGCGCCGTTGGTCGAGTAGAAGCTCTTGACGTCGTTCGCGAAGCTCTTACCTGAGCTCATGCGGATGTTGAATATGTAGAGGGCGTACTGAGTCGTGTAGAGACCCTTGGTGCCGCTGTAGTGCTGCATGCCGCGAACGTTCGCGTAGCCTACGATCGAGCCTGAAGGTGACGAGCTTGCGTTCTCACGATCCGACAATGAGTTCTGCGCGGTGTCGTAGAGGGTGACTTCCGCGAGCGTCTCGTTGTTGAACAAACCTTCGACTTCGTCGACGATCACGTAGTTGCCCATGTTGCAGGTGATGCCGATGTTGTTCTCAATGTTGGTGTTTACCGCGCGAGGAGCGTTTACGTAGACGTCGGAGATCTTCTCGACCTCATATCCCTTGACGTAAGCGAGACCCGGTGAAAGCTTGTAGTAGAAGGCCGAGGTGTTCGCCGCGTCTGCTTCCGAGTCGAGGAAGAACGGACGAACGACGTAGTCACCCGACTCGTTGTAGGTCCTCTTGGCCATCGACGCCATGAGCTGGGCGGACGGGTCCAATGAAGCTTTCTGGGTGATGGTGTTTGAGTTCTCAAACTCGGCGATCGCGAAGAAGTTGTTTGATACTGTCGACCTAAGCTTAGCGACGAGGGTCGGCGTCAGCTTGAGGCGGTGCGCGCCGGGAGCGTTGTAGTTCGGTGAACCGATCGCGTTGTCGTAAAGGGTTGAGTCTTGGTTCTCGGTGACGATCGACTCGGTCGTCTCAAAGCCGACGACGTAGTTGTTGACGTTCTGGTCGTAGTCGCGAACCACCACGGTCTGTGTGTTGACCGTCGAGAAGAAGCCCTTCTGGTAGATGATGCCGTCGGAAACCGTCACGCCGTAGCCGTATCCGGTGGCGTTCACCGTCGCGTTGGTGGTCAACACGGTGATGGTGTCGATGAGCTTGCCTGCGTCGAGAGCGGCTGACTTCGTCTGCGTGGTGTTGTAGACGTAGAGCGTGTCGCCCGACTGGAACTCATTGACGTCGTTGTTCGAGCCGTCCTTGCCGGTCTGAACGTAGGTGAGGTACCAGCGATTCGTGTCTGGATAGTTGGCTTTGTATCCGCGCGCCGAGTAGGCGATGTATGCTTTGACGGCGATTGTGCCGTTCGAGCTGTTGGTGATCAGGTAGTCGTTGTCGTACACAGTCACGGACTGCGAGGTGTTGGAGACGAACGTGTCGTTGAGACGAACGAATGGAAGCTTGGACCTATAGGAGATCGCCACGCCGTCGACGATCGATCCATCCTTGAAGCTGTAGTCGCCGAGCCTCGAGATCTGGTTCTGAAGCATCGACTGTATCTGGTTGAGCTCGCGCGCCTGAACCGCTGTCGACGGTCTGAACAAGATCTTATAGTACCTCTTCGACTCGCTGAAGTCATCGAGGTATGTCGTGCTGATCGTCGTTGCGATGTTGTTGCTGAGCTGCGTCGGCATCGTTGGTCCTTAAATCGTTATTATCAAATAACCCTGCTCGTTCTCGGTGTCTGAGCGCTGGATGTACTCAATGTTGTCAAGGTGCAAGACCCTGAATGAGAATCGTTCTATGTCTGGATTATTTATACCGTTTGCTGAGATCGTGGCCGAAACACCTGAAGTTCCACCGACTATTGTTTCACCTGAGGTGCTGTTCGCCGTGAAGCTGCCGCTTATCATAACCACCTTCGCGGTGGTTGAGTTCGCGTAGTTGACCCTCGCGGTCGCGTTCGATGTCGCTCCGGTGATGATCTCATTGTTTGTGAATGTGTTGAGACCCGTAGTGATCGTAAGGGTCGTCAACGCGTTGAAGGTGTTCGTTGAGAAGGTGTTCGTCGTGTACAGGCGGTGACCGGTCTCAGATGAACCTGAGGTCAAGTTTATCGAGGCGCCGTCGAGGGTGGCGGCCAGCTTGACCTTCGTTGAGTTCGCCGATGAGATGTAGTAGTGGGTGCCGTTCGCCAAGCCACCGATCGCGTTGTTTCCGGTGTCTGTGGTGTAGATCACACGATCGCCGTAGTTGAAGTATGTATTTGCGTTGGTGAAAGCGATCGTGTCGTCGGTGTTCGATACCGCGGTCAAAGCGTTGAAGGCGATGTTCGCGTAGGCCGGTTTAGAGTACTTCTGAGGCGAGCTGATTATACCTCCTTGACGAACGGTCACTTCCGTCGATATCGAGCCGCTTTCGTTGTTGTTGAAGAACACCGAGAAGCCTAGAAGCTTCGAGCCGAGCTCAGCGTGCGCGTCGTAGCCGTGGCCACCGTAGGGAGGAAGCACCGCCCGTGCAGTCGCGTTTGAACCATAAGACGGGTTCGTTATGATCTGCACATTGGCGAATGAGTAGTTGCTGCCGGCGTTGATCACGTCGATTCCCATCAAAGCGTCGGTCGACGTATTGACCGTGCAGACCGCTTTGGCGCCGCTGCCGTCGCCGGTTATCCTGACCTGAGGAGCGATCCTAAACTCCGAAGTAGCGTCGAGAGCTGGGCTGTTGATGGCGTCTTCGGTGTAGACGTAGTAGCCGGAACCATTGACGACGTAGTTCGATATGTTGGTGAGCTGTCCCTCACCGGTTCCGTTGAATATGTAGAACGCCGATGAGTTGTAGTAGAAGTTGTCGACCGACAAAGCCGAGGTCGAAGTAAGCTTGAACACGGTGTTCGACACCACTTGCGCGATGGAACCTGTGATGTAGCCCGTGTATCCGACGCCGGGATTCGTCAAGAAGATGACGTCGATCGCACCGTTGACGGCCGCAGTGCTGATAGTAGTGTTGGGCTCGACCGGAATGTATGAACCCGTTGAGAACTTCGTGTTGTTCGACGAGCTGATCGTGTACATATACTTCCAGATGTAGCCGTCGGCCGTCTGGAATATGTTGTTCTGTACTAAGGTGGGCTCGGACGTTGAAGCGGTGTTTGAGTTGTTGAACAAGCACTTGTACACAGCTTCCGACGAGTTGATGACGTAGAATTGCTTGTCGTATAAGTCGACGTCGGTGTCGTCGTACTGCGCGTAGGTGTTTCCGCTGCCCCAGAAGTGCCTAGGTATCAAGTTCGTAACGTCTTCGCTCTTCAGCCTCTTTCCGGCGACCACGTGCCTAGAGAAGTCGGTGATCGCGTCGGTCGTGTCGTAAGCAGTCGTCGGGTTGTTTTCATCCGGCCAAGGGGAAGACCTACCTATGGCGAAGTAGTACACGCCGTTCGCTATCTCACGCTTGATCGATTCACCGATCTTTTCACTGAAGAACTTAGTCGTTATGTTGGACATTATGGGTAAGCCTGAGTTCCGTTAGCGTAGTAGACCTTGACACCGCCCGAACCCCAATACATGCTTGAACCGTTTGAGATCAGGACTTGATCGGCCGATCCGAAGGATCCGTTGGCGATGAGCTGCGAACCGTCTTGGAACCTCATGTTGCCCGACACGGTGACGTTCGCTCCTGAGAACACCAAGTTGCCGGACAGGGTCCTTGAGTCTGTGTTGACCACGTATGAAGTGGCGTTGACACCGTTTAACGAGACTGCGTCGTTCGCGGAGAACGTTCCCCAGTACATCGAGGTTCCGTTTGAGATGAGAACCTGTGTGTTGGTGCCGAATCCACCGTTCGCTATGATCACGTTGCCATTGCTGAACACTATGTTTGCGGTGTGGGTGTGAACGCCTGAGATCGTGTAAGCACCGGTGGTGTTAACGTATCCGGATGCAGCGACACCGTCAAGGTACGAGGAGTTGTTCGCGGTGTAGGACAGACCCGTGTATGCGGTGGAGTTGATCGTCTGGCCTGAGAGCGAGATTTGACCCTCAGTGGTCACGGTATTTACAGTCGAGTTGCCGACGAAGAAAGTGCTGGTGTTGACCACGAGCTTAGTTCCGACGAAGAAACCGTCGCTGTAGTAGACGTTGGCACCGGAGAAAGCTAAGTTTCCGGAGAGAGTCCTTGAGTCGGTGTTCTTTACGTAGATAGCCGCGGCGGTGTTCGCGAGGTAAAGTGCGTTGTTTGAAGTTCCGGTGAAGAACGTTGAGTTAACGAGAGCTGAGTTGGTGCTGTTCGACGACAGTGTTATCTCGCCCGCTATCACGTTCGCGTAGACCGTCGAGTTACCGATCGCCTGTGAGGTGGTGTTGATCGTGACGTTCGCGCCGACCGAGATGGCCAAAGTGTTGATCGTGACGGTCGTCGTCGTGAAGGCGTTAGCGTTGACGGTTCCGGTCGAGAAGACGCCGGTCGTGTTCGCTATGAACTGAGTGTTGACGCGATAGGAGGCCGCGTTGACTACGGTCGAGTTCGCGGTGAAGACCGTGTTTATGTTGAAAGAGGATGAGTTGATCACCACGTTGACGGTCGTGTTACCGATCGTCAGTGAGGTCGCGCCTGCTTTCGTGTTGCCGATGTTGACGTTCGCGCCTGAGTCGATCCTCATGGCCTCGTTGTTGGCGAGAGTACCATTCGCGAAGAAGTTCGTGTGGTAGTTCTCAGCCGTACCTATCGCCAGCGCGCCGCCGTGCGAGTAGAGGTATGAGTCAGATGGGCCGTTGATGGTCCAAAGGTTGTTGGCCCACTGCGTGCTGTTGATGCCCATGTCAACGTAGCTGTTGCTACCAACGCCTTGGTCGTCGGCCACGACGAAGTCGCCGGACGCGTTGACGCCGGTGTTTGAGTTCGTGGCGATGACTTGGAAGTAGTTGTTGACGTTGCCTATGAACTGGCCGCCGGAAAGTGAGGTGTCGTCGAAGCCAAAGATCGCGTTTACGGTTGAGTTGCCGATGCTGAGAAGGTGGGTCAGCGTTATGTTGTTCGACGAGTTGTCGTACTGGAACACGACGTTAGCGCCCTCGATCGTGAAGCCGCCCGTGTTTGCCTGTGACCCGTTAGCCGATCCCTTCGCCAAGACGATGTTCTTATCCTTGATGTCAAGGACGCTGGTGTTGACGTAGGTGGTGGTGCCCGATATAGTTAG